GCAAGTCCCTTTACGGGCACTGCTGCTGACTGCGGGGGTTGACGTACAGCGCGACCGCATTGAGATGGAAGTGGTCGCGTGGGGTGAGGCCGAGGAATCCTGGAATGTGGATTACCTGGTGCTGCCGGGCGACACCAGCAAGCCGGATGTGTGGCGCGACCTAGACGACTGCCTGAGCGCTAGCTATACGCACGAGACCGGGACGCAGCTGCACATAACCAGCGCAATGATCGACTCGGGCGACCAGACAACGACGGTTTACCAGTTCGTGAAACCCCGGCAAGGGCGGCGGATATTCGCCGGTAAGGGGGTCAGCGGACCAGGCCGGCCGGTGGTGAAGATATCGCGCAAGATCACCGGCAAGAAAACGCGGGACGTTGACCTTTACCAGATTGGCGTCGACGACGCGAAGGGCATCATCTACGCCCGGTTTGCGATTGAGGAAGTGGGGCCGGGGTATTGCCATTTTCCGTTTGATCGCAATGAGGAATATTTTTCCCAGCTCACGGCTGAAAAGCTGATGGTGAAATACTACCGGGGCTTTCCGCGCAAGGAGTGGGTCAAGTCCCGCCAGCGCAACGAGGCGCTGGATTGCCGGGTGTATGCGTTCGCGGCGTTGAAGGTCTTGAACCCGGTATGGAGCGCGATCAGTAAGCGGATTGGCAATGTACCACCTGAGAAGCCGCCAGAGCCAGAACTGCGGCGCACGACACAGAAGCGGGTGATCCAGCGCAAGCGCAGCAACTGGGCGACAGACCTAGGATAGAGCCACACGAATTTGACAGCACATAACCCGCCTCGCGCGGGTTTTTTAATGGGCGCAAAAAATGATCAACCAGTTCAGCGCAGAGAATTACCCCGACAGCGTACCGGCAGAGCTTGCCTCCGGCGCGCGGTGGGCGTGGACGCGCAGCGATATTACCAGCGCGTACCCGACAAGCGCTTACACGCTGTCATTCCGCCTGACGCAACTGGATTCGCCAAACGTATCCAGCACGATTACTGCCGCCAAGACCGGCAGCGCGCACGTTGTCGAGGTATCTGCTGACGACACCAAGGGCGCGTACGCCGCTGGCGATTACTCGTGGCAGGCGATCATCACGCGGGACAGTGACGGCGAACAGGTACAGGTTGATGCGGGGCTGGTTGTAATCACGCCCGACCTGGCACAGCCGGGGGTGGCGTCCTCGTGGGTTTACCAAGTGTTGACCGCGATCCGCGCCACACTGAAAAACACAGCCTCGAAAGAACAGGCCGCGTATTCGATTGGCGGGCGCTCGCTGTCCATGCGCTCGATTCCTGAACTGATGGAGATGGAGAAAGAATTTGCAGACCGGTGGCGGCGCGAGCGGCAAGACGCAGAGCGCAAGGCTGGCCGCGCCGCCGGCAACCGCGTACTTGTAAAAATGAGCGCATAGCATGGCGTTTTGGAATCGCAAGAAAGCGCGCGCTGTTCGCCAGTTCGCCGCGAACCCGCACACAAATCCGAAAGTCAGGAGCGCGGGGTTTTTCAGCACCGACGTTAACCGGCTGCTGAGCGGGTGGGACACGCAGAGCAACGCAATCGACTACTACCTGCGGCAAGAGCTGACCGAGCTTCGGGCGCGCTCTCGCAAGATGGTGCGGGCGAACCCCTACGGAAAGCGCTTTATCGCAATGATCAAAAGCAACGTGGTAGGGCCGAACGGGATCAACATTCAGGCACAGATCACCTACAAGAACAAGCTGGACACAGCCGCCAACGACGCCATCGAAAAGGCGTTCGATGACTGGGCGCAAAACCATTGCGACTATGCCGGCAAGTCGACATGGGAAGACCTGCAGAACATGGCGATTGCCTGCGCAGCGCAGGACGGCGAGTTCTTTTTTCGCAAGATGTGGGCCGGAAAGTACGGGTATCAGCTCAAGTGCATTGACCCCGAAATGCTGGATATCCGCAAGAACCACGCGACCGATACCGGCGAGATCCGCCTGGGGGTGGAGTACAACGCGGCGGGCAAGGTGACGTTCTACCATTTTGTGACGCCACCAAGGGCTTCCATGTCCTATGCCGGGTACACGGGTGGGGAATCCTACGCGGTGCCCGCGAGCGAAATCATCCATGGCTTTATCAGCGAGTGGCCCGACCAGTCGCGCGGCGCACCGTGGATGCACGCCAGCCTGGAGCGCAGCAAACATTTGGAAAAGTACGACGAAGCGGCAATCGTGAAGGCCCGTTCAACCGCTGCGACTATGGCCGTGCTTCGCACGCCGTCGGGCGAGGAACCTTACACGGGGGATGAAGACGGCGGCGACGGCGTGACGCTGGACCAGTTCGAGGCCGGGACGATTAAAGATATCGGCAACCGGGAGATCACAAGTCTCGATTCCGACTACCCGCACCAGATGTACGCGGCTTTTGTGAAATCGCAACTGCAGGGCATCGCGTCCGGTTTGGGCATTTCCTACCACGCCCTGGCCAACGATCTGGAGGGAGTGAATTATTCCTCCATTCGTGCGGGAGTGCTGGAAGACCGGGAAGTGTTCAAGGGTCTGCAGAACTGGTTCATCCGCTGCTTTGTACGTCCGGTGTACGAGGATTGGATTCTGTCGGCGCTGATCAAGCAGGCGATCAAGATCGGCAACACGCCTTTGGTCGGAACCCGTGACGCCTATATAACCGCGCACTACCAGCCGCGCCGCTGGTCATGGGTTGATCCCGCGAAAGACGGCGCAGCCAACAAACTGGCCATTGATGAGCGATTGAAATCACGCTCCCAGATCATGCGTGAGCAGGGTGATGACCCCGAATCTGTGTGGCGTGAAATCCAGCGCGACGATGAACTGATGGCGCAGTACGGCATCCAGCCAATTAGCAAAACTATAGGAGCGCCCAGCAATGGATGATCTCGCAAAAAAAGACATCGAGGCACCGCAAAAGCGGAGTTTCGGAATACAGCAGCGCGCCATCGACGAAGAGGCGCGCACTGTTGAGATTGCCTTCAGTTCCGAGGAGCCGTACGAGCGGTATTTCGGGACCGAGGTATTAAGCCATAACCCCGAAAGCGTCGATCTGAGCAGGCTGCTCGGCGGCGCGGCGGTTTTGGTCAATCACGACACTGGCGATCAAGTCGGTGTTGTGGAGTCTGCCCGTATTGACGGCGACAAGATGGGACGGGCGGTGATCCGTTTCTCCAAGTCGGCGCGAGGGCAGGAGATATTCCAGGACGTACAGGACGGAATCCGTCAGCTCGTGTCTGTTGGCTACATGGTCAACAAGTACGAGACGACAGAGCGCAAGGGTCAGTCTGATCTGGTCATGGTGACCAAGTGGACGCCCTACGAGCTGTCGCTGGTTGCGATTCCCGCTGATGCCACTGTCGGCGTCGGACGTTCTGCTGAACCCCCAAAACCCGAAGTAACAACCCATGTGAAGGAATCTATTATGACTACTGAAGTTGATGTAAAACCGGATGCGCCTGTATTCGATGCCAACGCGGAACGCACCAAAATCCGCACCGAGGAAGCCCGCCGACGCAGCATGATTGACGCTATCGCCGACCGGCACGACGTCGCCGAACTGGCGAAGCAAGCTGTATCCGAAGGGTGGGATGTTGCCACCATGAACGAGAAGGCTCTGGAAGTGGTCGGCGAGCGTAACAACGCCGCACGCGCCAAGTCCAAGCACGACGGAAACGTTGATCTGTCGCCCAAGGACGAAAAGCGCTTCTCCATGCTGCGACTGATGGACGCCATCGCTCACCCGAATGACCGCACATCACAGCAGCGCGCTGGCTTTGAGCTGGAAGTCTCAGCCGAGGCGGTTCGTGCGTTTGGTAGTGACTTCAAGTGTCGCGGCCAGTTCGTGCCTGAAATCCTGCTGGGCGGTCGTCGTGACTTGTCAGCCGGCACGGCAACAGACGGCGCGGAACTGGTAGCATCCAACCTGCTTGCAGGTAGCTACATCGAAGTGTTGCGCAACACCATGGTAACGGCAAAGGCTGGTATCACCATGCTGTCCGGTCTGGTCGGTAACGTGGACATCCCGCGTCAAACCGCTGGCGCTGCGTCTACATGGATCAGCGCCGAAGACGGCGATGCGACAGAGGGCGAAGCGCAGTTCGATCAGGTGTCACTGACTCCAAAGGACCTGGCTTGCTACACCGAAGTCACACGCCGTCTGTTGATGCAGTCCACGCCCGCCATTGAGGGGATCGTTATGCGCGATCTCGCAATTGCCCAGGCGCTCGGCATTGACCTGGCTGTGTTGTACGGTTCCGCCTCCAGCGGCCAGCCGCGCGGCATTAAGAACCAGACCGGCGTCAACACGCTGGACCTGGCTGCAGCGGCCCCGACGTACGCGGAGATCATCCAAATCGTCAAGAAAGTGCTGGAGGACAATGCGCTGGTGGGCAACTGCTCGTGGCTGATCTCTCCCGCAGGCTGGGAAGACCTGAAAACCACGCCCAAGCAAGGCTCTGGCGTTGAGGGTAATTTCATCCTCGGTGAAAGCGGCCTGATTGCCGGGTACAACTGGCAGGTGTCCAACCAGGTGACTGCGGAGGAGTACTTCTTCGGTGACTTCTCACAAGTCCTGTTGGGCGAGTGGGGCGGGCTGGAGATCAACGTTGACCCCTACACCAGCAGCCTGAAAGGCCGAATCCGTTACATCACGTTCAAAACCGTTGATGTTGCGGTACGCCAGCCCACCGCCTTCTGCTATAGCCACGACGGCATCTAATAGCGGGCAGGTCAACTGAGGGGCAGCAATGCCCCTCTTTGCTATTTTTGGAGATTTGAGCAATGAATATTTCCCAAATGAACGTGCTGGAACTACTGCCGATGCTTGTCAGGACATCGACAGGTACAGGAACAGGCAAAGACATTAGCGATTATTCCGGCTTCTGTCATGTGATCCTGCAGAGTTCTGCGGCAACAGCCGGCACGAGCCCGACATTGAACGTCAAGCTGCAGGAAAGCGACGTTGTGGGCAGCGGTTACACCGATATCGCGGGTGCAACCTTTTCCGAATTGACGGCGGCAGCAGATGTCACGTCGATGATCACCATCAAGCCGGATGAGCTGAAGAAGTTCGTGCGCGCAGTCGGAACTATTGCCGGCACCAGTACGCCTACCTTCGGTTTTGGCGTGTCGATGGTTGGCTGTCTGCAGGCTGGCCGTAACGCATCGCAGGTGGTGTGATGGATACCAAAACCATCACCATGATGAAGTCGACCGTGTGCGGCGGCGTGTCGGTTAAGCCCGGTGACGTGGTTGAGGCGTCCGTCCGAGACGCCTTCTTCCTGATCTCGACCAAGGCCGCAGTTGAAGGTGGCGAGGTAAAGAAAAAGGGCGGCAAAAAAGCGCCTACCAATCGCATGGTCGACGAAGACGAGCTGATGAACCGTGACTCTGGCGAGTGATCTCCTGTCGGACCTCGGGGACATCTTCCTGACCGACTTTGCCGTTGATGTGACGGCCACGACGTGGGGGACCACGCCGAAGGCGATCATCGACAAGGACTATGTCGAGTACAACGACGTGTCCTCTGTCGCCCCGTTCCTGCTTATCAAGGATGCCGACGTGCCGAGTACGGCGGATAGCGGCGACCTGTTCACTGTGGAGTGCGTCGATTACAAGCTGGTCGATAAGCAGTATTACGAACCCGGCTTGACTCGGATCGTGCTGGCGCGCGCATGAACATAGAGTTCAAGTCGGACAATAAAAAGCTGCTGAAGCATTTGTCCGAGTTGCAGAAGGCACTGGCACCAGCCGCACAGTCGGCGGCGCTGAATGCCACGGCTGGCCACATCAAGCGCGTGGCGGTAAAGATCGCAGCGCAGAAAACAGGCGTACAGGCGAAGATACTGCGCTCCCGCATCGCTGTTCCGCGTGGAAAGAAGGCGACCGTACGCAACCTGAAAACCGTGGTATTCGGTGGCCTGTGGGTAGTGCCAGTTACAAAGCTGAACCCGGCACCGAGGAAATTGAAAGGCGGCAGCGTGAAATACAAAACGCTGCCCGGGCAGGCGATTAACCCGTCGGCGTTTCTCGCCAAGAACACCAACGCCAAAGAGCGTGTATTTGTCAGGAAGGGCGCGCCACGCCTGCCCATCCAGAGCATTACTGCAGACATAGGCCCGCACATCAGGAGTGCTATCGAAGGCTACGGCGGCGGCAATGAGTCACAGGCTTACTACCGCAAGCGCCTGTTCACTGAAATGGACCGGCGTATCAGAAGCAACCTGGTGCGCTACGGGATCAGGACACGATGACACACGCCCGGCAAAAGATACGCGACAAGATTTGCGACATTCTTGAACCAATTGCCGATGTAATGGTGGTCAACTCCCGCGCTTACCCGATGGTGACGCTGCCGGTGATCTCAGTTTACACGCTGAACGAGTCGAGCCAGTCCGAAAACGTCACGATAAATGCGCCTCGCCGTTACTCCCGCGTGCTGGCTGTGGCGATCACGATTGCGGTCAGTGAGCCCGAGCAGGCCGACGAGATGGCCGACGTGTATGCGGGTCAGGTAGAAATCAAGATGGCCGCTGATGTAACCCTCGGCGGCATGGTGACGGATTCCACCCTGACCCAGACAGACACGGAGATCGACGGCAGCAGCGAGAAGCCGATATTCATCACGCGGCTTGTCTATGAGATTTGGTACAGGACCACAGCAGATGATCCTGGCACGGTGATCTGACCGCAACACAAACACACAACCCGCCGCGTGCGGGTTTTTTTATGCCTGCAAATTCGGAGTCCTGCGCATGGATTTCATCAAGTTTTACGTTGACAAGAAGGGCGTGCGGTACGGCGTCGATATTGGGACGGGAAAAAAGACGCGGCTATCTCAGGATGCCGCCGAACAAGACGAACAGGCCGCAGAGATTGCAGCCCCTGTTGAAACCACTGACGAAAACGAGGGCTAAATCATGCCGCTTTTATCACGGAAAAAATTACTGCTTGCGAAAAGCGAGTCAACTTACGGCACCGACCCGACGCCAACCGGACTGGCTAACGCCATCCTGACCAGTGATCTGTCTATCACACCTCTGGCCGGGCCTTCGGTATCGCGCAATTTCGACCGGGCGGCGTTCGGTAACTCCCTGAACATTAAGACGGCCACGTTCGTCGAGATATCATTCATGGTGGAGATTGCAGGCTCCAGTGACGCCGATACGGCCCCGGCCTACGGTCCGCTGCTGCTCGCGTGCGGTTTCTCCGAGACGATCAACGCGGCCACAAGTGTGGTGTACGCGCCCATCAGCGCGTCGATTGGCAGCGTGACACTGTACTTCCACCACGATGGCCAGTTGCACGAGGTGAACGGCGCGCGCGGTACGGTGTCGCTGAATCTTGACGCTGGCGGGATACCGAAGTACGCCTTCAGCTTTACCGGGCTGTATGTCGCCGCCACGTCAACCGCAGACGCGACGCCTACGCTCTCAGCGTTCCAGGTGCCTCTGTCTGTCAGCAACACCAACACGCCGACATTCTCCCTGCACTCCACGGATGTGGTGATGAATGCCTGCTCCATCGACATCGGTAACAGCGTGATTCACCGCGACGTGGTGAACAGTGAGCGTGTCGATATCGTAGACCGGGCGGTTGCCGGGTCTGTGTCTTTCGAGGCTCCCGCGATCAGCGATAAGAACTGGTTCGCCATCTCCAAGGCCGGAACCACGGGTGCGCTGTCCATCGTTCACGGCACGGCGGTTGGCAACATCGTGACTATCGCTGCGCCAGCTGTGCAGTTGATCAACCCGACCTATGCCGACTTCAACGGCGTGTCAGTGATCCAAACCCAGCTGTTGTTCGCGCCCACCAGCGCTGGCAACGACGAGATCACCATCACGACCACCTAATGCCCACCCCGCAAGGGGTAAAAGCCTGTTGACCGTGGGCCGGGCATACCAACGGTCATTCCTTTAACGGTCAATGAGGTTCCACCATGTTTGAATTACGCGAGCAAGATACGTTTACCTGGCCTGCAAAAGCCAAAGTTCCCGCCGATGGCCAGTACATCAACGTTCCATTCACCGTCACGTTCAAGGTGCTTTCCCAGCCTGAGATATCCGCACTGATTGGCGACGACGACGCGGGCGCATCGCTGCGCGTGTTGCGTGAGGCGCTGGTGTCTTACTCAGGCTTCCCCGTGAAAGACGCCAACGGGCGCGACGTGGACGACCTAGAGGAGCGCAAGGACATCATCTTGGGCAAACCGTATTTCGTGAACGCAATCTCCGAGGCGTGGGCGTCTGGCATCTCGGGCCGTCGCATAAAAAACTGACGGGCGCTGCCGCGTTCCTGGTGCGCGGTAGCGGTGAGAGTAAAGACTTTGAGGCTGATCTGGACTTCTGGGGCATCCCTGATGAAATGCGCCCGGAAAAGCCGACAGAGTACGGCGTGCTGCCGGAGAACTGGGACGCTGTCACGCTATTCATGGCGCTGCAAACCCAGTGGCGAATCACACCCAGCGGCACCCGATCAGGGCTGGTGTACTCCAGCATCCGCACTGTGAGCAACTTGCGCGGCGTGAAGCTGACGCCAGAACTGTTCGCGGACATACAACTGATGGAAGTCACCTTGATAAATACAGAGCGCGAGCATGGCAACCGGAAGATTTGATTACGAGCTGCGCGCCAATGCTTCGGGCTTTACGTCGGAGGTTCAGAAGGCTGAGCGCTCTGTCCAGCAGCTGGAAAAGGCGCAGAAGGGTGCGGCTGATTCCTCTGCGAACTGGAATAAAGCGGCCCAGGCAACAGCGGTAGGAATCGCTGCGCTAGCGGCTGCTGGCACACTCGTGCTCCGCAAGGTAATCCAGAAAACTGCCGAGCAAGACCGCGTCATGGCACAGCTCAACGCCACCCTGAAATCTACCGGGGGGGTATCGGGCAAGACCGCCGAAGAGTTGTCGAAAACAGCCTCCTCGCTCCAAAAAATCACCACCTTCGGCGACGAAGCCATCATCTCGGCACAGTCCCTGCTGCTCACGTTTAAAAACATCCGTGGCGACACCTTCGACCGCACCACGCGCGCTGTACTCGATTTGTCCACCGCAATGGGCACCGACCTGAAATCCTCTGCGCTCCAGTTGGGCAAGGCTCTGGAGAGCCCCACCAAAGGAATTAGCGCACTTACCCGTTCCGGTGTTTCATTTTCGGAGGCTCAAAAGGAAGTAATCAAGTCGCTCGCTGAGTCTGGCCGATTGGCCGAAGCGCAGACGATCATTCTGAAGGAGCTGGAGACGCAATTCGGTGGATCTGCCGAGGCCGCCCGCAACACTATGGGTGGGGCATTAAAGGCTCTGAGCAACTCTTGGGGAGACCTGTTCGAAGTCCAGCAAACCGCCTCGGCGGGGATGACTGAATCCATTAACAGCCTGAATGCCACCATATCGGACCCAGCATTCAAATCTCAGATGGATATTCTCATCGGCGGCCTTATCGACGTTGTGAACTGGTCGGCCAAAGGAGCTGCGGCACTTGTGTGGCTGTTCCAGACGATCAATGGAACGCGCAAAGAAACGCTTGTTGAGATGGGCGAAGAAATTCATATCGTAACCAAAGCCCTTGAGAGCATGGAAAAGCAGGGTCGAGGCAACGGGCTTGCAGCCCAGGCTCAGCGCGCCAAACTGAAGGAACTTCAGAAAGCCTACGACGAACTGGCCGCGTCCATCAACAAGGCCAGCAAGCCGGTCGAGCAGCTCTCCCCGATCATGGTCACTGCCGAGCAGCGCACCACCAAACTGACAGCGGCAACAACATCCCTCGCCAAATCCTGCGACGCTGTGAAGTTGTCCGTTGAAGACCTGTCGCCGATCATCGTCACCGCCACGCGCAAGACTGCCGACTTCGGCAAGACCTCAGAGGAGGTGGCGGAAACCACGTCCAGCGTGTGGGAGGACGTGCGCACCACGTTGAGCGGCATGTTTTTTGAGATGGCCGCCGATGGCCAGAATGCGTTTGATGTACTCGTGAACGGCTTCAAGGCCATGATAGCCAAGATGGTGGCCGAGGCCGCAGCGAACACTATCCTGTTGGCTGTCGGTGTCGGGGCTGCTGGTACGGCGTCAGCTGGTGGAGCCTCTGCCGCTGGCGGGGGTGGCGGTATAGGCAGCCTTTTCAGCACCGCATCGTCCGGTTATTCGTGGCTCAAAGGTGGCGGTATCGGCAGCTCGGTACAGGGCGGCTTTAACGCGCTGGCTACCGGCTACGAGGGTGTTGCGCAGTTTGCATCCCAACAGGGCTGGCACGGCGTAGCGGGTGCGGCGCAGACATCGGCAGGGCAGTATACCGGTGGACTGGGTGCCAGTGCCGCAAATCTGGGGCTCAACGTTGGGGCTGGCATGATCGGCACTTATGCCGGCCAGCAAGTGTTCCAGAACAAGGGTTCTACGGGAATCGGCGCAACAGGTGGCGCAATTGTTGGAAGTATCTGGGGCCCTATCGGAACCGCTGTCGGCGCGTTCGTTGGCGAGGGGATTGAAAAAGCCTTCGCGTCTGCCTTCGGCTATAGCGGCCAGAAGAAAAACCGGGCGTCTATTGGATTCGACACATCGACCGATTACGCGGCTGCGCTCGGTGGCAAGCACGACAAGGACAATTTGCGCAACGCCAACGACCTGTTTTCCGTCATCAACCAGATGGCTGACATGCTGGGCGGCAATCTCTCGGGCACGATTCGCGTAAGCAACCGCGACGGCGTGGAGATCAGCGGCTTGGGCAAATTCAAGTCATCGACCGACGCACTGAAGGCGATTACCGAGCGACTGATAGAGACATCGACCACCATCAGTGAGTCGCTGAAGCCGTTAATTCTGGACTTCAAAGGCACGACGGAGGAGGTTACCCGCTTTGCTGTTGCTATCTCATCTATTAACACAATGGCCGGGATCAACACTGTCACCAATGCAATCAAGGATTTTGCGCTGGTGCAGCCGAACGCAACGGAGTCCTACAAGACACACACCGACGCACTCAAGGACCAGATCCGCGCCTTTGATGGGTCGCTGTCAGCTGCCGAGAACCTCAACACTGTCCTGAACGAGAACAAAACGGCGGCTTATCAGTTCGCCCTGTCGATCCAGAGCATAGGCCGGTCTATCAGCGAAATGGCTGGCGGGCAGGCGGCGAGCATCCGTGAATCAGTTCTGACCCCGCAGCAGCTGTTGAACAGGCGCTATGACCAGCGCGACACACTGGCAGCGAGCTTGCTAACCGAAAGTGACCCCGAGCGTGCCGCCGCCACCGCGCAGCGATTGCTGGAGGTGAACAAGCAGATTTTCGACAGCATCACGGACGACCAACAGTTACTGTTCGCGGAGAACTTCGCCAAGGTCGCCGAGGACACCAACAGCGTCACGCAGTACATCCTGCAGAAGTCGCTGGACGGACTGAAAACCACGCAGGACGAACTGAATTCGCAGGTGAGCGCCATGCTGCAGAAGCTGGCAACGGATAACCAGAAGGCAGCCGAAATGCAGTTGCAGGCCGCCAACATCAATTTGCAGGCCGCCCAGTTGAACGGCGGGCGCGGGCAGGTGGCTGTATGAGCACTGTCGCGTTCCCCTCTGGTTACAACCTCTCGCGCTCCAGTACGTTCCGGCACCACCCTGCAGCTGCGGTGGACATTATGAGCGACGGCACTCCGCGCGCACGCACGCTGACCGCTGGCCGATTCGTGACAGTCTCCTGCCTGTTTGAGTACCTCACTCTCACGGAAATGCAAATTCTGTTGCTTTTTTTGCTCGTAAACGAGGGCAACACGGTGACGTGGACCATCGACGGCATCAATTATTCCGGGATGGTCACCAACGGGCAGCAGCGCACGATGACCGGCCCGTTGTTTTCCGTCACGTTTGAATACTACGCGCAGATCGTATGACCGGAATTAGCTTGCTAAACATGGACTGCATGGACTACCTGCGCGACTGTCCAGACAAGGCTTTTGACTTGGCTGTGGTTGATCCGCCGTATGGGATTGGCATGGATGGCGGAAACATAGGATACAAAGGCGCTAACGACCACGCTAAAAAATCATGGGACAATAAAACGCCTGACGCCGAATATTTCTCTGAGCTTTTACGCGTTTCGCGGGAGCAAGTAATTTGGGGCGGAAACTACTTCGTGCTGCCGCCAAGTCGATGCTTTCTTATTTGGGATAAAGGGGAGGGATTTTATGGTCGCTCTTATGCGGAGTGCGAGCTTGCGTGGGTGTCCATCGATGGCAATGCCAAGATATACAAACGCGACCCGCTAGCACGCGGCGACTATCACGGCAAGATTCACCCAACTCAAAAGCCCACAGCACTCTACAACTGGATACTAACCAACTACGCCAAACCCGGCCAGCGCATCCTAGACACGCACCTTGGCAGTGG